ACAGACAAGGGGGTGGAGTTCCACTACCAAACCCGCAAGGGTCGCACCCGCATTTATGGTGGAAAAGTTATTGAGAATGTGTGCCAAGCCATTGCTAGGTGTATCATTGCAGAGCAGATGCTACGTATTGGTAAGCGATACAAGGTTGTGCTGACTGTGCATGACGCCATCGCCATTGTCGTACGTAACGCTGAGGTCGAGGAAGCCAAGTTGTACGTGGAAAGCTGTATGCGTTGGGTTCCCGAATGGGCTACTGGGCTGCCCGTTAATTGTGAGTCAGGCTATGGCAAGTCATACGGAGATTGTTAATGGATAAGTTACCGGCGTGGTCGTTTTCGTCGATCAAGACATTTGAGCAGTGCCCTAAGAAGTATTACCATTTGAAGGTGGTAAAGGACGTCAAGGAGCAGGAGACGGAGGCGATGCACTATGGGACACGTTTCCATGAAGCGGCTGAGTTCTACATCAAAGATGGCACCCCCCTACCCGAGCCGTTCAAGTTCGCGAAGGGGGCGCTGGACAACCTTAATCAACTGCGTGGTGAGAAGTTATGTGAGTTCGAGATGGGACTTACCGAAAACCTTGAGCCGTGTGGTTTCAAAGACCCGAACGTGTGGTGGCGAGGCATCGCTGACCTGATCATCCTTGACCGAGAGAAGGGCGAGGCGCGGGTGCTAGACTACAAGACAGGCAAGTCTGACAAGTACGCTGACAAGGGGCAACTTGAACTCATGGCCTTGGCTATATTCAAGTTCTTCCCCGAGATCAAGCGCGTACGTGCGGGGTTGCTGTTCGTCATTGCGCGGTCATTCCCCAAGGCAAGTTACTCTAAAGAGGACGAGCCGGTCTTGTGGCAGAAGTGGCTTAGGGATTATGATCGCATGAAGTTTGCGTACACCAGTAATGTGTGGAATCCCCGCCCGTCAGGGCTGTGTAAGAAACATTGTGTGGTGTTAAGTTGTTCACATAACGGGAGGGCATGATGCCATATACCAAATCACCTAGACCTTACAAACACGAGTACGAGAAGCAGAAAGAGCGGGGCGAACTTGCCGACCGCATGGAACGCCAACGTGCGCGAAGAAAGATGGATGCCAGTTCCCCCGACAAGAACGGGAACGGGAAGGCCGACAAGCGCGAGGGCAAGGACATTGACCACGTCAAGATGTTGTCAAAGGGTGGTTCCAACAAGACAGGCTTGCGTCTGCTTGCACCTGCAAAAAACCGCGCACGTAATGGACACAGTGTTCGCGAAGCAGGTGGTAAAAAACCTAGTTGACGACAGCGCAGTAATGCGTTAAATTGGAATTTAATAGGACGGCAGTTAGGTGTGAGTGTGCCGTTCGGGGTGTTTCTCCTTGTTGATTGTTTTCAACCCTTTAACCGCACCAGTCAGCATACGTAAAAAACTTTCGCGTAGGAACTGACAAAAAGAAGTTGGCACGTCGAGCAGATTGGAGACCCCATTCTGCTCGATATGCTTTATAAAAAATAAGTGAGAACGAATGGAAATCATAGACAACAAAGCATTGTTGTTGACACTGCGCAACCCGCAACGTGTCACTACAGTCATTCCTAAAAGCAAAGAACTATCCAACAATCAAGTTGTTGTCAAGTGGGGTTTAGACGAAGCCCAAGTTCTGCGTAACCTCAAGATCAAAGGGGTGCCTAGTCCCATCTTGGGACAGTACAACTGGCCGGGTCAGTACAAACCCTTTGAACATCAAAAAACAACATCCGCTTTCCTCACCCTCAACAAACGTGCGTTCTGTTTGAACGAGCAGGGCACAGGCAAGACAGGCTCAGTCATTTGGGCGGCAGACTATCTGCTTAAGCAGAAGCGTATTCGACGCGTGCTTGTCATATCCCCCCTATCTATTATGGACTCCGCATGGAGAGCCGACCTATTTAAGTTTGCCATGCACCGCTCGGTGGACATTGCCTATGGTGCAAAGAACAAACGCCAAGCAGTCATCAACGGCACAGCAGAATTTGTGATCATTAACTACGATGGTGTTGAGATCGTTGCTGATGACATCTCACGGGGTGGGTTTGATCTGATTGTTGTTGACGAGGCCAACGCCTATAAGAACAGCATGACAAAGCGGTGGAAGGTGCTGAACAGTTTGGTCAAGCCCGATACGTGGTTGTGGATGATGACGGGCACCCCTGCCGCTCAGTCCCCCTTAGATGCCTATGGCTTGGCTAAGTTAGTCAACCCACAAGGTGTGCCCCGTTTCTTTTCATCATTCAGAGACATGGTCATGCTCAAGCTGACCAACTTCAAGTGGATGGCAAAAGAGAACGCAACAAGTACAGTGTTCAACGCCCTGCAACCTGCGATCAGGTTCACCAAGGATGAGTGCCTAGACTTGCCTGAGATGACGTACGTCAAGCGTACAGTCGAGTTGACCAAGCAACAGCAGAAGTACTACGATCTGCTCAAGAAGCGTATGGTGGTGCAAGCCGCAGGGGAAGAAATTACGTCAGTCAATGCTGCCGTAAACATGAGCAAACTCTTGCAAATATCTTGTGGTGCGGTGTACACCGACACAGGAGAGACAGTCGAGTTTGACATCAAGAACCGCTATGCCGTACTGCAAGAAGTTATTGAAGAGGCAAGCCAAAAGGTTTTAGTGTTTGTGCCGTTCAAAAGCGTGATCACTATCCTGACGGACAAACTCAATGCCGAGGGCATCAAGACAGAAGTGATCAGTGGTGATGTGCCTTTGAACAAACGCACCGACATCTTCAACAGATTCCAAACCGACCCCAATGACACACGGGTGCTTGTCATCCAACCCCAGTCAGCCGCCCATGGCGTAACCCTGACTGCCGCAAACACTGTGGTGTGGTGGGGGCCAACCTCGTCCCTTGAGACGTACGCACAAGCCAACGCCCGAGTTCATCGATCAGGCCAGCGACACCCAACAACAGTGGTACAGCTTGTGGGGTCAGGTGTAGAAAGACACGTTTACAACTTACTAGATAATAAAATAGACGTTCACACAAAAATAGTTGATCTTTACAAAGAAATACTTGAATAAGGGAGTAAAAGCCACTATAATATAGATTCCAATAACCAAACGGAGAACGAAGATGACAGAAGAAACAACACCTGCAATACCAGTAGACAAGTTGGTCAAGGTCTATTTGAAGATGAACGCCAAGAAGACCGAACTCAAAGCCGAGTTCGATGCTCAAGAGAAGGCGCTCAAGGAACAGATGGACAAGGTCAAGGCGGCACTACTCGTGTACTGCAAGAATCAGAACCTCGAAAGCGTACGCACCGAGGAAGGGCTGTTCTACAGGACAGTCAAGACAAGTTACTGGACAAACGATTGGGAGTCCATGGGCAAGTTTGTTGTAGAAAACAACGTGCCCGATTTACTTGAAAAGCGTTTGCACCAAGGAAACATGAAACAGTTCCTTGAGGCCAATCCCGAACTGCTACCACCGGGTCTCAACGTGGATAGCGAATACACCATAACTGTACGGAGGAAATGATGACAGAACCGTTTGTGCCAATCGAAGCGTTGGCTAAACAATTCACAGTCTCAGTCTCGACTGTCCGTGCTTGGTTGCGTCAGGGCTATATCCCCAAAGATACATACGTGAAGGTAGGCAACACCTATCGTTTCAATGTGTCCCAAGTGGTAGCCGCCCTTTCTAGCACACCCAAGAACGACGTGAAGATGATTGAACCTGATGATGGACAACCCGTCCAACTTGAACTTGATTTTACAACCACTGATAAAGATATTTAACCGGAGAACGAAATGAGCGAATTAACACTTTTTGGTAAACCCAACAACGCCGCCCTTGCACTGCTTGGCGGTATCGAAGACAACCTGACAAGCACCCTTGCGGGTAGCACAGGTAGCGGCAATCGTCGCATCTCCATTGAAGGCGGTGCGTTCCGCGAATTCATTGGCGGTAAAGAAGTTCGCGTTAGCGAAGAACGTGCAATGAACGTTGTGTTGGTCAATGCCGCACCCGTATCCCGTATGTTCTTTGAGGGCGTGTACCAAAAGGGCAAGATTACCAAGCCAACATGTTGGTCGTCTGATACCCAACGCCCTGACTCTGCTGTCCCACAAGATCAGCGCCAAGCGTCATTCTGCAAGGACTGCCCACAACACGTTAAGGGTTCTGCCGCAAGCGGTGAAGGCCGTGCATGCCGATTCCAACAGCGTATTGCTGTGATGATCGAGAGCGAGTTGAACAAGCAAGAAGTTTATCAAATCAACCTGCCATCAACATCCGTGTTCGGTGATGCAGAAGGTAAGAAGATGCCACTGCAAGCCTATGGTCGCTACCTCAAGGCACACAACACACATGCCATTAGCATTGTGACCGAGATGCGTTTTGACATTGACAGCGCAACACCTAAGTTGATCTTCAAGCCAGTACGCGCATTGGAAGAAGAAGAGTTGCGTATTGCATTAGAGATGCGTGACCACGCTGATACCATCAAGGCGATTACTTTGAACGTGTCACAGATGGATGGCGTAATTCCTACACCGAAAGCCATCGAAGCCGCACCCGCTCCCAAGGCCGCACCAAAACCCGCACCTGCCAAAGTTGAAGCCGAAGAAGTAGTGGAAGAACCTATCAAGGTAACAAAGAAGGCCGCAACCCCTGCGGCTGAGAAGTCTGATATTGCCGACATCGTAGGTGATTGGGACGACTAAAATTTGGGGGGAAAGCCGTGCAACATGCTTGCGGACGAGCGGTTAGTACCCCCACCTTTC